TTCAGTCATGGTTATTCTCCTTTCTTTTGTTACTTATTACATTCTTCACAATGTAATTTATAAGCATGGGCAAACATCTTTAACGTAACAGGATCAAAGTGAAAATCTGCCTGTTTCCCTTCTATGACAACTGAAACACATAATTGACCGTCGCAAAAGTCAATATATACCTCGCCACCTCCATCCCCTCTAATGGAAAAGGTTTGTGTCTGTACACTATCCATGATTCTCCTCCTTTAGTCTTTTAATTAGGGCATCAGCGCAATTAAGCGAATATTTAGCTACTGCCTCAGAATTAATACCATTCTCGTTTGCTATAACAACTTTAATAATGTCTTTTGCCAATTCGTACCTACGTTGTTCCCAATCAATGTTTTCACTAAAGAAATTAAGTTCTGCCAGCTTGAGATACATGTTTCCCACCAATGCAGTACCATCATCATATAAATCCTTAATCTCTACAATTTCTCCAGTTGATTTTACTCTTGCTTTCATATTTAATATTCTGATTTAATAATAGTACCAAATGAACGATACCGATGCCAAACTATATTTCCACGCTGAATTTCAGTAAGCCAATCACAAGCCTTAAAAACTTGTCCTACATTATATAGGAATGGTCTTTTTTGAATTTTTCTTTTTATTCTTGCTTTCATATTTAATCGAAATACATTACTTTCTTACCTATACATACTTTGAACCTTGAAAAAACTTCACTATGTTGTGTAATATTATTGGGATTATATTTGTTAACAAAACATCCAGTACGTTTATGGTATCTGACACAAGCATTTTCAGGAGATTTAGCCAATACATCTTTTTCATCTATAAAATCAGAAAACAAATCATCTCTGTATGATACCTTATACCACTTAACTTGGTTTCTTATCTTTTTAAAATACTTTGCTTTCATCATTCCTCCTTTGTTTTAAAATGTTCAATCAGTTCGTCTACGGTGGCTTTACGGAAATTTCCTAAAATAATTGTTGAATTTTGATATTCTATACCCCAAAAGAAGAATCTACCTTTAGGTTCTACGAAATAATGGTCATTACCAATAGCATCATCAAAAGAAACACTAAGTGAAGATTCTGCTATAAACCATTGATTGTTATTTGTATCATTCCTCAATGCGGCTAAAGCTAGGAAAAGATCTTCATTGGTTCCACAATCAATCCTACCAGCACAATTCCAAGTTATATGCGGATCTTTTGAATCAAACATCTCATTCGTAATGTGGGTATATTTATTTAAACCTGTTGCTAAACATAACTCTTCATTATCATCTATAACTCTTGATGATTTGTAACCAAGCTCTATTAACTTCTTCCGAAGTTCCTGTGTGTTTTTACGTATAAAACACGGTGTCGTAAATCCCATAATTATTCGTTTTTTAATAATCCTGATTTCTTCAATTTCTTTTTAAAATTCTTTTCATTTAAGGCTTGTTCATAGTAGCAATTAGGTTCTATGACCGTTTCAGCCCTAGTTATAGGAAGCCCATTCAGACCAATAGAAACATTATGTATAATAGAAGCTCTCTTTATCTCCCCTGTCTTAACGTTAAAAGAGAATAAGATATGCCCTGGATTCCTCTTAACTTTTTTAATCAATTTATATTCTGTTTGTTGTTTTTGTAGATACTCTATCTGTTCTTTAGAAAGATCATCTTTTGTTACAATAGGTACTATATCCATTTACTTTTCCTCCATTACAACTTTAACATATCCTTTTTTCAATACACCAACACAGCATATCATAGGCTGCATCCAATAGATTTCCTGACAATTTAAAAACAAATGGTTCACATATGCCTATTTGATAACTTATATACCAAGGTCCAGCAAAAGTAGGTTCAATGTGCAGCTTATTTTTTGTACCAAAGTCATTTATGTGTCGCGGTAACTTGCCGAGAATATCTTGCAAGGTAAAAACTCCACACTCTTCTTTTAAGGAATGATCGTAACTACTAGTGTCAACGTAATATAGATTAAAATGGACATTGTACCAATGGTGCTTAATTGCTTTTTCAGCATCTTCCCATAACAATTCGCAACCATCATCATCCGTGGCTATTAATACCATGCTTGCATCGCTTGTATCCAGCCCAAGCTCCTTCAAGTGCTTCATCTGCTCGATTGATAATGCCTGTTTCATTTCTTTTCCTCCTCTGTTTTAATATCCGTTACTTTGCCACGACTGACAAAACAGAAACATCCCATCACATTACACAGGTATGATTCATGCTCCATCTTACACTCTTTGCATTCTTTACATAATGAACATTCACTGCAAACGAAATTTTCATTGAACGTTTTGCTCATTTCATGCAACACACCATCTATTATTATTCCGCTATTTATTTCCATATTGTCTAATTAATTTAATTGCTAATAGAGGGTCTTTATCTCCTATTTGATTGATTAGCTTTGTAAATTTGTCCACTCTGCCATAGTGTCTAACGCAAATAGCATTTGCCTTCATCGAGCGTCCTAATCCGTATAAATACTCCATGCGTGCATTTCTACGGATATTCTTCATTATCTTTTTTGCTTGTCTTAATTTCATATCTCAGTCTCCTTTCTCTTTCATTCATTGCAATTTTCTATTTTTCTCATTGATTGCCTCATGTCAAATTTGAAGTTGTCTAAAATCCTTTTAGCCTTAATTCCACATAAAGAACAAACTACAATGTCATAGCCTTCTTTATCACTCACAGCGTTTTGTTTTACCCAATGGTGTTTTGGACTTATGCAGGAATAAGACTTTGATTTACGATTTTCTGATTTTACATCATTATCTGATAACTTACCTCTCCCACACATTACTTTAACATGAGCTAAAGCAGCAAAAGCAAATGCAGCACCTTCACCGCATTCAAAATTCAAATGATTATTGAATGCCTCTTTATCAAAGCCGAAATCCTTTCCACATCCAGGACATCTGTAACCCATATCTAATCTCCTTTCTCTTTAATCCGTTCAATATCTGACTTATGCTTATAAATTGCTATTTTCTTCATTTCTGATTTGTTATTCGTTAATTGATTTTGGCAAAAAAGTTTTTTGGTTGTCTCCGTCATGAGGATTATACAGGTGTTTATAGCCCAACATCTCCATCATGCACACGCAATCATCAGTTACCCCTATATATGCACCGTCAGGATGCCCAGAACAGCATCCAGTAGTATATATGCCTTTATCCCATAATTCTTTTATTTCGTCAACGATTTCTGCGTCGACCGAAACATAAGGTGGTAAAATGTCACCTATGCAGTTCATACGAGGAACCATAAAATCAGGTAGTTTCAATATGACCATCATTTTCTTATATTACATTTCTGTTCGGTTTTGAAGATTATTTAGAATATTGTTGTTCTTTTGTACACGTATTTGTCCCAAAATGCCCTATCGGGCAGTCATCACAGTAAAAAGTAATACTTCTGTAGTCTGCATTACTTCCACATGGATGCTCGGTAAGCTCCATAACTTTATCATTTAAAAGTCGTACATTCTCTTCGAGTTCATTCACCTTATTAATAGGTGTTAGAGCTTTATATTCTTGTTCTGTTAAAATATACTGCATATTATTTCTCTTTTAATCGTTGTAACACATCTTTATTTGTTTCTAATATTTCATCGAAAGACGGGATTTCTCTCCAATGAGTAACATCCCAAGGTCGGAATGTTTCATAGGAGTAATTGTCATTCCAGAAGTATATATTGCTATCTTCTTCTATATCATAACATGCAAGCCTAATAACACCATCTTTAAGTCTTATTAATACAGGCTGTCCTTCCTCCGGCAACCGTTCCTTAACGCTTATCCAAGGTGATTGCTTTGACTGCCATTCTGCACCAGCAATAAAGTCAACAATGCAGTACGATTCACAATGACGCTGCCTGTTTCTGCAATCATTGGCATATTCTTTCGCCGCTTCTTCTAATGTCTGTTTCATTGTATCTCATTTTAATTTTTCTTCAAACTCGGCAATGATACAATCTGCATCACCGCCATGTACCCAATTCTCTAAAACAGAGGACAGAGTTTCAATGGCCTTCCGTTTCATTTCTTCCTGTGCCATTGCAACGGCTTTAAAAGCATTTTCTTTTGCGATAACCGGGAAGTTGGGATTGACTACCACAAAACTCTCACTTTCAATATATTCTTTTGACTTGCTCATATCTAATCAAGTTTTGAATTATTTTTTTATAACTACCGCCATTGTACTAACAGTCGTTCCACTCTCTTTAAACTCGCCAGCGCTGATTTCAAACACTTCTCCATGTACTTCTTTCAGCCAGTTGCGAAAATCAATACACCTCTTTTCCGAAGCGAATCTCCAGTGTTGGCTGGTTATTGCTGCAAGCGTGCCGCCTTCTTCCAAGCGTTCATACATAAGCCTGACATGCTCTATATCCTGATTACCGGAAAACGGAGGATTTGCAATTATCTTAGTATAACTACCTACACTGTCTTTGGTAAAGTCTTCATCAAGCAATATTACGTTGCTAAGGGTATGAAGAAATTCTCTGTTTTCCGGCATCAGCTCATAGCATTCCACTGTTACGGAAGGACAAGCCCTATGAATGGCTTTAATGAGAGCACCGCGGCCTGCACTCGGCTCCAGTACCGTATCATCCTCATGTATCCCTCCGGCAAGCATAACCAGCCAGTCAGCAACATCGGCCGGAGTTTCAAAAAACTGGTAATCCTGCTGCAGGTTGCACCGTTTACCTTCTTTCAAAATGGAGAATATACGTTCCGGATTAAACGGGAATGTAAATCCCTGTATCTTACCTCCCTGCCATGAGCCGCCAGCTTCTTCTATCCATTTCTTTGCTTCAGCATAGGATTTCTTATTGAATTGTACTTGGGGAAGTTTGAGAACACCATCCTCAAGAGTACAATGTTTCAATATCTCTTCCACACTCCATTTCTTACCTTCATCCTGTTTTTTCTTTTCGTCCGTTGAAGCGTCCGGCGCTAAAAGTGAAGATATTTTTTGAACAACCGTATTGCTCGCATTCACGAAGG